TGAGCAAGAAGGTCGCTCACATTTTGAAGATAACACTTTAGAGCGTTTGGCTGTAAAGGAAAAAGTCGCTTTGGCTAAGTTATCGCTTTTAAAACGTAAGATTTAAAGGAGTTTTTATGAAGATGGTTGTTGTTTCTATTAAAGATACAGCTGCTGACGCCTACGGTCGTCCAGCTTATGTTGCTTCTGAGGGTGTTGCGGTACGTCAGTTTCAAGACGAAGTTAATCGCAATTCAGATGATAATCAGTTATATCGTCATCCTGACGATTTTCATTTATATTATTTAGGTCTTTTTGATGATGCTACCGGTAAGTTTGAATTACTGGAAATCCCTAAGTTGGTAGCTCGTGCAAAAGAGGTTATGATTCGCGAAGGCGAGTAAGGTTTTTTATATACCGAGCCACTTTTAAAGTGGTTCGGAATTTCGGGAGATAGTTATGCATCGCAATAAGTCAGTAAGTACGCATTCGTTTGCTATGGTTCCTAAAGCGGATATTCCCCGCTCTAGTTTTGATACTCAATACGCCCATAAAACAACGTTTGATGGCGGTTATTTAGTTCCTATTTATTGTGATGAAGTATTGCCTGGCGATACTCATCGTGTGAAGATGACAGCGTTCGCTCGATTAGCAACGCCATTATTTCCTGTTATGGATAATTTGCATCTTGATACATTTTTCTTTTTCGTACCTAACCGTTTGGTTTGGTCGAATTGGGTTAAGTTCATGGGTGAACAAGAGAATCCAACGGATTCTATTTCTTATGTAGTTCCTACTATTACTTCAACAGCCGGTGGCTATGCTGTTGGTTCTGTTTTTGACCACTTTGGTCTTCCTACTGCTGGCCAGATTACTGGCAGCAATACAGTAACGCATAATGCGTTGCCTTTGAGAGCTTACAATTTAATTTATAACCAATGGTTTAGAGACGAGAATTTGCAAAATTCTGTCATTGTTAATATGGGTGATTCTGGAGACGATCCAAGTGATTACACAATGTTACGTCGTGGTAAGCGTAAAGATTATTTTACTGGTTCGTTGCCTTGGCCACAGAAGGGTGCATCAGTTAGTTTACCTTTAGGTACGTCTGCACCTATTCTTTCTAATGGTACTGTTGTTACTTTGACTGGCGGTGGTGTAACCAATGTCAATTTGCGTACAGCTGCTGATGGTTATTTATATCGTGGTGGTGCTGCTGGTTCTGACGATACTGTTATATTTGGTAATAATTCAGGTTTGTATGCTGATTTGTCTACTGCTACTGCTGCTACTATTAATCAACTTCGTCAATCATTTCAGATTCAGAAGTTATTGGAGCGCGATGCGCGAGGTGGTACACGTTATACAGAATTGTTACGTGCTCATTTTGGTGTAACTCCACAAGATTATCGTTTACAACGTCCAGAGTACATTGGTGGAGGTTCTACTTATGTTAATATCAATCCGATTGCTCAGACTTCTGCAACGTCGGTTACTGGTTCTGCTACTCCGCAAGGTAACCTTGCTGCAATGGGTACTGCATTGGCTCAGGGACATGGCTTTACGTACGCTGCTCAAGAACATGGATACATAATTGGATTGGTTTCAGTTCGTGCTGACCTCACATATCAACAGGGTCTTCCTAAGATGTGGTCTAGGTCTACACGATATGATTTTTATTTCCCAGTATTTGCCACTTTGGGTGAGCAAGCTGTTTTGAACAAAGAGATTTATGTTCAAGGTACTTCAGCAGATAACAACGTGTTTGGATATCAAGAGCGTTGGGCTGAATACCGTTACAAGCCTTCTCAGATAACTGGTTTAATGAAGTCTACTTCTAGTGGCACTATTGATGCATGGCATTATGCTCAGAAGTTTACAAGTTTACCTACTTTAAACTCTACATTTATTCAAGAAACTCCTCCTATTGACCGTACGACGGCAGTTGGTGCGGCGGCTAATGGTCAGCAGTTTTTGATGGATGCGTTTTTTGATTGTAAGATGGCTCGTCCTATGCCTATGTATAGCGTGCCTGGTCTTATTGATCATTTCTAATGTTTTTATACACCTGGACTGCTCCGTAAGGAGTAGTCAGGAAACAACCGAAGGGCGTTAGTATGAATTTAGGTGGCATTGGTTCTGGTTTGTTTGATTTTGCTACTTCAGCATGGTCTATGAATGAAGAGCAGAAATATAATACTGCTGAGGCTCAAACTAACCGTAATTTTCAAGAGCGCATGGCAGATACTGCCTATCAACGCGCTGTTAAGGATTTAAACGCTGCGGGTTTAAGTCCTATGCTTGCTTATTCTAAAGGTGGTGCAGCTACACCATCTGGTGCTACTGCTGGTGGTACTCAAGGTGCTAAGTCAGATATTTCTGGTGCTATGGAGCGATCTGCACAATCTGATTTGCTTAAAGAGCAAATGGAAGTCGCTAAATCTCAGAAATTGTTGAATGAATCTAATGCTTTAAAAGCTCAAACTGAGTCTTATAACATTGCTGCTCAGACTTCTCAGTTTTATGGTAAAAGTTCTGCTGAGATTAAAGAATTAGAAGAACGTGCTGGTCAGCATGGTGCTTCTGCTTTGCAATTAAAGGCTTTGATTGACGAAATTCGTCAAAATATAGCTATTAAAAAGCCTACTGAGAGGTTTTCTACCGAAGAACCAGAGAAAGCTAAGTGGATGAATCCTTTAAGGGATGCATTGCAAACTATTTTTTCTGGTGTTGGTACTCTTGGCGGTTTACGTGGTATTAATCGTAAAACCACTACTCAAGGACCTAAAGGTACTACTGTTCAAACTACTAAAGGAAATAGATAATGACTAAGATTGCTATGCCGTTTATTCGTAATCCTTACAATTACGATAAAGATGAAGCTTCTAATGCTTCTGGATTGCTTTGTGAAGACCCAAGTCTTGCACAACAGCATATGAAAGATGAGTGCGACATTAATATTATTGTCGAACGTTTTGGCGTTACTGGGATGATTCCCCAGACGCCTGTATCGCCTCAATATGGCGATTTTAGCGGTGTAACCGACTATCATAGTGCGTTGAATCAAATTAACGCCACTATGGATGATTTTATGGCTTTGCCAGCGCAATTGCGCGTTAAGTTTGACCATGATCCTGTCAAACTATTGGAGTTTTTGCAAAACTCAGAGAATCGCGACGAAGCGATTCAATTGGGTCTTATTGATGGAAAGCCTGTGGCTGAACCCATCGTTTCTGCAGTAGAAACACCTAAGACCGAAGCGTAAGCTGAGGTCAGCACAGTTACTCTACTTGATGTAACTGTGCTAGGTGACACCAAACCGATGTTTTAACTACGGAGTGCAATATATGAGAAGTCTTTCAAGAAAGCCTGTTAATAAGTATAAGTCTGCTAAATCGTTTCGTAAGCAAACGAGTAAGACTAAGTCAATTAATATGAGAAGCGCGCCTATGCGCGGTGGTTTTAGATTGTAATTTATGGCGTGTTATAAGCCGCTTACGGCTTATCAATGCGCTGACAGATCTATTATTTGGCGGGAGATACTAGGTGCGGATGTAGTTCGTACTTTGTCATTGCCTTGTGGTCAGTGTGTTGGTTGTCGCCTCGAACGCTCACGTCAGTGGGCGATTCGTTGTATGCATGAGGCACAAATGCATACGAGTAATTGTTTTATTACTCTTACTTTTGCTAACTTTTCATGGCATGATGCTAAAAAAGTTCGTGATGATATTCCTTATAGTTATCATCGTCAGCATGCTGCGATGAATTTAATATATGAAGAGTATCAGTTGTTTATGAAGAGATTTCGTAAGAAATATCCTCATAAGTCTATTCGTTTTTATATGGCTGGTGAATATGGTGAATCTTTTGATAGGCCTCATTTTCATGCTTGTATCTTTGGGCATGATTTCGAAGATAAGAAGTTTTACAAGAGAACGGAGACTGGGTCTATCTTGTATACGTCAAAAATACTTGAAGAACTTTGGCCGTATGGCTATTCTTCTATTGGTGATGTCAATTTTGAATCTGCTGCTTATGTTGCGCGATATATTATGAAGAAGCAAAACGGTAAACTCCGTTTGAATTCTGATGGTTCTTTTACTGATCCTGAGCAACATTATGAGTTTTGTGATTTGATGTCTGGAGAGATTTTTAAACGAAAACCTGAGTTTAATAAGATGTCTCTTAAGCCTGGTATTGGACAGGCTTGGTTTGATAAGTACATGTCAGACGTTTATACGACTGACTCTGTTGTGGTGCGTGGCAAAAAGTGCCGTCCACCACGTTTTTATGATAATAAGTTTAAAGAATTGTTTCCAGAGCAGTTTGATGGTATACAATTCGCTCGTGAGCAAGAAGGTCGCTCACATTTTGAAGATAACACTTTAGAGCGTTTGGCTGTAAAGGAAAAAGTCGCTTTGGCTAAGTTATCGCTTTTAAAACGTAAGATTTAAAGGAGTTTTTATGAAATTAGTTATTGTTTCTATTAAAGACCGTGCAGCTGATGCATTCGGTCGTCCAGCTTATGTTGCTACAGAGGGTGTAGCTATTCGTCAGTTTAGTGATGAGATTAATCGAGCAAGCGAGGATAATCAGATTTATGTACATCCTGACGATTTTGATTTATATTATTTAGGCACGTTTGATGATAATACTGGTGCCTTTGATTTACTGGCTTCTCCAAAACAAATTTGTTTGGGTAAGCAAGTTAAGATTCGTGAGACTGTTTAAGTTTTTTTAAAACCGTATCACTCGAAAGAGTGGTACGGAATACTTCGGGAGATTAAATATGCATCGCAATAAGTCTGTAAGTTCGCATTCATTCGCAATGGTGCCAAAAGCTGAGATTCCTCGTTCAAGCTTTGACACTCAATACGCACATAAAACTACGTTTGATGGCGGTTATCTAGTTCCTATTTATTGTGATGAAGTTCTTCCAGGAGATATGCACAATGTTAAGGCAACTATGTTTGCTCGATTGGCTACTCCGTTGTTTCCAGTGATGGATAATTTACACTTGGATACATTTTTCTTTTTTGTACCTAACCGATTAGTTTGGACTAATTGGGTTAAGTTTATGGGTGAGCAAGCGAACCCTACTGATTCTATTTCTTATGTTGTTCCGCAGATTGATTCACCTGAAGGTGGATATGCGGTTGGTTCTTTGTTTGACCATTTTGGTCTTCCTACTGCTGGCCAGATTACTGGCAGCAATATGGTTACGCATAATGCGTTGCCGTTACGAGCTTATAATTTAATTTATAACGAGTGGTTTAGAGACGAGAATTTACAAAATTCCGTTGTTGTTAACACTGGTGACAGTGGTGATGATGTTTCTGACTATACTTTGTTACGTCGTGGTAAGCGCAAAGATTATTTTACTGGTGCTTTGCCTTGGCCTCAGAAGGGTGCTTCTGTTACTTTGCCATTAGGTGGTTCAGCTCCAATTAAGATGGATGCTGCTACAAGTACTTATGGCACTATTTTAGATAATACTAATACTGCTAGAGCTATTGCTACTGGTTCTGCAGCTGGTAGTTCGTTAGCTTTGACGAATGCTGCTATTCCTACTCCTAATACTGCGTTGTTTGCTGATTTGTCTCAGGCTACTGCTGCGACAATTAATCAGTTACGTCAGTCTTTCCAAATTCAGAAGTTGTTAGAGCGTGATGCTCGTGGTGGTACACGTTATACAGAATTGCTTCGTGCACATTTTGGTGTTACTCCACAAGATTATCGTTTACAACGTCCAGAGTATATTGGTGGAGGTTCTACTTATGTTAACGTTAATCCTATTGCTCAGACGTCTGCTACTTCTATTTCTGGTGGTGCTACTCCGCTTGGTAACTTGGCTGCAATGGGTACTGCGTTGGCTAGTGGACATGGTTTTACGTATCATGCTCAAGAGCATGGATACATAATTGGATTGGTAAACGTTCGTGCTGATTTAACTTATCAGCAAGGTTTGCCTAAGATGTGGTCTCGTGAGACACGTTATGATTTTTATTTCCCTGTATTTGCTCATTTAGGTGAACAAGCTATTCTTAATAAAGAGATTTATGTAACTGGTACATCAACTGATGATGATGTTTTTGGTTATCAAGAGCGTTGGGCTGAGTACCGTTACAAGCCAAGTCAAATTACTGGCTTGTTTAAGTCTACAAGTGCTGGTACGATTGATCCATGGCATTACGCTCAGAAGTTTACGTCGCTTCCTACTTTGAATTCGACGTTTATTCAGGAGACTCCTCCTATTGAACGTACTACTGCTGTTGGTTCTGCTGCTAATGGTCAGCAGTTCTTGATGGATGCGTTTTTTGATTGTAAGATGGCTAGACCTATGCCTATGTATAGTGTTCCTGGTCTTATTGATCATTTCTAATGTAATATGGCTGGACTACTGGGTAACCAGTAGTCAGCAAACAAGCGGAGCGCGTTAGTATGGGTTTTTTAAGTTCTATTGGTACTGCTATTGGTTCATATTTTGGTGGACCTGTTGGTGGTGCTGTTGGTAATTTTGCTGGTTCTACTTTAGAAGGTGAGAAAGAGAACGCTCCAGTGACTACCACTGCTTCTAATGATATGAAGTTTCCTTGGGGCACTGTTGGTGATATTGCTAGTGGTGCTATTCAAGGTGGTATTGGTTATTTAGGTGCTCAACAGACTAATGCTGCTAATGCTGCTATGTCTGATAAGCAAATGGCTTTTCAAGAACGTATGAGTTCTACAGCTTATCAACGTGCGACTGCTGATATGAAAGCTGCTGGTCTTAATCCTATGTTGGCTTATTCTCAAGGAGGAGCTTCTACTCCTTCTGGTTCTACTGCTGTTATGTCTGATAAGTTAGGTTCTTTGGTTTCAGGTGCTAAACAAGGTTTACAGTTTAAGCAACAATTAGATGCTTTGCGTTTAGATAATTTGAATAAAATGGCTAATGTTGAGTTGACTGATCAGCTTAATAAAGAATCTCAAGCTAAGGAAGCTGCTGCATGGCAACAGCGTTTTTTATATGGTTCTCAAGCTGCCGAGTCTAATGCAAGAACACTTGGTATATCGTATGATTTGCCTGAGAAAATGAAGTATGCTAAGGCATGGGAGAGTCCTGCAGGTACTGCAGCGGCTTATAAGAATGTTGGAATTCAAGCTGTTCCGCGTGTTCGCGCTGGTAAGTTTGGTACTTTTGGAGTTGAATAATGACTAAAGTTTTTGTACGTAATCCTTATAATTACGATATGGCTCTTGCTTCGGAAGAGTCTGGTCTTGTTTGTAAAGACCCGAGTTTGGCTCAACAACACATGAAGGATGAATGTGATATTAACGTTTTAGTTGAGCGTTTTGGCGTAACTGGTAAATTTCCAGTAACGCCATTAGAGCCGTCATATGGCGATTTTAGTGGTGTGGGTGATTATCACACTGCGTTGAATAGAATTAAAGCCGCTGATGAGGCTTTTATGGGTCTTCCGGCTAAACTTAGAGCTAAGTTTGACCATGACCCTAATGCGTTGTTGCAATTTTTGCAAAACGAGCAGAATCGTGATGAAGCGATTCAGCTTGGTCTTATTGATGGACAGCCTGTGGCTGAACCCATCGTTTCTGCAGTAGAAACACCTAAGGATCCGACGTAAGTCGGATCCAGCACAGTTACTCTACTTGATGTAACTGTGCTAGGTGACACCAAAACCACAGTTTTTAACTACGGAGTGCAATGTTATGAGTTTATATCGTAAGCCAATGAGCAAACATCGTGCAGCGAAGAAATTTCGTCATGGTGTAAGTAAGACTAAGTCTATTAATATGAGAACTGCGCCTCAGCGCGGTGGTTTTAGACTTTAATTGTTATGGCATGTTATAAGCCGTTAACGGCTTATCAATGTGCTGACAGGTCTATAATTTGGCGTGAAATACCGGGTGCGGACGTAGTCCGTACTTTGTCATTGCCGTGTGGTCAGTGTGTTGGTTGTCGCCTTGAACGGTCACGTCAGTGGGCCGTTCGTTGTATGCATGAGGCACAAATGCATACTAGTAATTGTTTTATTACTTTGACATATGCTCCAGAGCATTGTCCTAAGGATATGTCTTTACATTACGAAGATTTTCAATTGTTTATGAAACGAT